GGGACAGGAGCTTAACGATATGCAATTGAAGCGACTCAAATCCGGTGGGGCACTTGCGAACGCAATCAATTCAATAATTGATTACCTTCCAAGACTGGCAGTTCAATCGACCCCAGAAATAAATGCGACTCAAACGCCTAGAGGGCAATTTGTTGAATTAAAAAAACGGCAATCAACTAGCGGCGCGCCTGAATATCTACACGCATTTAAGGTCAGTCTTCGCGATGTTAATGAGCAGAAAAGAGTTTTTGTGCGATGGGGCACAATAAACGGGAACCCCGCATTTTTGGATTACCCTGAAAAGAAAATAGATTCAATCCCTGCGCTTTCGGGAAATGAAAGGGTTGTTTTGAGTGTTACTGGGGATTTCCAAACATTTTCATCGCCCGGCGTCTACAACGTGGACATCACCGTCGAGTCGGCAGATACTCCATTGGAGGCGGAAGAGGAAGCTGATTCCATAACATGGAAAATTGTTCTCGCGTACATTGTAACGACTCCAGCAGAAGGCGAAACTCCAGAAGCCACAACCGTCGAGCAAGTGGCGCGCGGGCACATCTTCATCGGCAGGGGAAGCCCTCTGTTTACATAAAAAGCGTCAGTTGACATCACCCGCCATTCGATGGGGATTGCCTTGCAGATAGTTTTAAGCGATGGAACGGTTTACGTTTCTGGGCTAAAAAAATCGGACGAGCAGGAAGTTGTTGTCCGGAACGGCGATGTCGTGCCTGTGGAGGTTGCCTTTAAGGCGGCATACAATTCTGCTCAAAACATTGATTTGGGCACAACGTCAGGGTTGCGCCTTGTTATCAAGCCGCGCGGAAAATTTGATGCGAATCCCGTGCTTTCGTTTGCCGGATGGACGCGAACAGGAACGGGTTCTGGAGTGACTTATACTTCCGACTTGAATCTTGCGAGCGGGGACATCGACAAGCTTCTTGGTGTTGATTCGTTTTCCGCCCCCGAAATTGTCACGATTCAACCAACTGGCGTTTCGGCAATCGGCAAATTTTTTGACTTGGCAGACGCAAGCGGAATCGTGCGTGTGTTTCTGAATGTTGCGTCATTTCAGGAAATCGCCCCAGACGGGGGGCGCGCAATTAAAGTCACTGTTTTGGGCGACGAAACTGCGGCGCAAATTGCGGCAAAAATTGCCGCCCAATTAAATCTCGACGCATCTTTCGCCGCAACGGCATCTGCCGACATTCTCACAATTTCCGCTACATCTGACGGCAAAAGAATCTCGCCGCACCCAAGGAATTCGGGATACGGAGTAATCGTCACATCACCCGGTAGCGACGAGTCGGTTCAAGACGTTTCGTCCGTGGTTCTTCAGGCTGAATTCTCTTGGCTATACAATTCAAAGTTGACGACTTCTCGCATTTTTCGCTGGAAAACCGAGAATACCAACCGTCGCGCGGCGCAAGCGCCAACGATGCCGTTCTTCGATGCGCCAGCGACGATTGCAAACGCCGTTCTGTTTTCGCCGCAAGTCCTCACAGCAGAGCAGAAGCTTCAGGCGCGCACGAACATAGGCGCGCCTGAACCCATTGCTGGGACGCCCCAGAACGGGTCTTTGGTTGGTTTTTTAACAGGAATAGTCAAATTCGCAACCGCCGCCGAATTGGGACTCGCAGTTGACGGCGGACAAGTTTAATTAAAAGAAAATGGCAAATAACATTCAGATTAAAAGAAGGACGAGTGTAACTGGAGTCGGGAGCATAACCCTGCTTCAAGGCGAGTTGCTTTGGCAGCAATTCGACGACCAGTTAATGATTGGCACGGGGTCGGAAATTAAGGCCATTGGGGGCGCTGGCTATTACGCAACGTTGTCTACGGCGCAGACGATTGGCGGCGCAAAAACATTTTCAAGCCCAGACACAAATTTTAGCGCCCTGCCCAAATTGCAGGGGATTGCGTTGACGGCAACGGCAACGGACCTAAACAAATTGACGAACACTTCCGCGCAAACGGCGGATTTCAACAATCTGTCTGGAGTTTCTGCTGGAGTTGTTTCGGCCAATAAGTACATTTTGGCAGGGGCGCTAAACCTTGTCAATTTTGGAAGCGGAAACATAAAGAGCACTTTTGTTCCATCCGCCCCGGAAGACATTACGAACAAAAAGTACGTCGATAGTGTCGCTCAAGGACTCGACATTAAAAATTCCGTTTTTTACGGAACTGTTGCCGCACTTCCAGCGTGCGTCTACAATAACGGGGCGAGTGGCGAAGGCGCAACACTACTGGCGGACGAAAATGGTCCCCTGTCGATTGATGGCGTTGCGGTCGCTGATGGCGACTCGGTTTTGGTGAAAAACCAAGTTGATGCAAAGCAGAACGGTATTTACATCGTCTCAACTGCTGGAACCGAATCCGCGAAATTTGTTTTAACACGCAGAATCGATGCTGACGCAAGCGGAAAGCTAAATTCGGGTTCGTTTGTATTTATTGAGCGTGGAACAAATGCGGGTACTGGGTGGGTTTTGAGTTCACAGACGACGGTGGTAATTGGCTCAACGCCGCTTGCGTTCACGCAATTTTCATCCGGTGGCGCAATAAACGCTGGCAACGGTCTGCAATCCAGCGGCGGAACGCTTTCCGTCAAAACGGTAGACCAAACCCGAATCAAAGTTGATTCGGGCGGGGTCGATTTAGCGCAAACTGGCGTTGCCGCTGCAAGCGATTACATCAATTTCACCGTTGACGCTTACGGGCGGATTACGGCAGCATCGAAAACAGTTGCTTCAACTGCTGGTATCACCATCGACTGCGGCGTTGTGAACTGATGAATTTAGTCAAAAATTTGCGGAAATTTACGTCCGGACTTCCGGGCGTGGGTGGTTTTGAGGATGGCGTTATTCTGCTTAACGTTGCCGATGGCACTCTTTCGTTTCCCAACGCTCAGAAAACAAGTTGGCATACCATTTCGACCACCGGAAGTCAGTCTGGAAGTGGTCCTGCCGTTGCGTTTGAGCAGTATGGGTTTGTCGCAAATGGCACGCAAACATCGTTCCAAACGTCCGCCACGAACCCGAATCCAGCGGACTACATCGTTTCTCTCGCTGGGATAACGCAATACGCAAACGTCGATTTTACGCTAAATGCAGGGGCAATTGTTTTCGCAACGCCCCCGCCTTCAACCGCAAAAATCAACGTTCTCGTCGCGAGAAATTCTGGCGGGTCTTCGTTTGCCGTTAATCAATTTGTTTTTGTTGGAAACGGCACGCAGGTTTTATTTCAAACAACTTCAACCTCGTCAACGGCGGCGCATTTCATCGTTTCCGTTGGCGGCGTTGTTCAAACCGCTGGCATTGATTTTTCGGTAAATGCAGGGGGCGTTACGTTCGACGTTGCTCCTGAGTCGAATGAGAGAATCAACATTTTAGTGGCATCTGGCGGCATCGCTGGCCCACAGGGGTCTATCGGACCCGCTGGCGCGCAGGGAGTGCAGGGCGAAAAAGGTGATGCTGGGACTTCATTTACGTTCGTTGGCGTTTATTCGTCGCAACAAACTTATCAAATTGGGAACGTTGTGAGGTTTGAGGACTCGACGACAATTGGGTGTTACGTCAGAAAAAATGCCGCAGGAAGCGAAAGTCCGCTGGACTCAACTAAATGGGACGCCATGATTGTCATGCCGAAAACCTACACGCCCCCCGTGACGACAGGGAATTATTACACATCGCCAACGGGCGATAGATACGTTTCGCCAACAGGAGATATTTACGCTCAACCAGTTTAATTTATGTCAGACTATCCAGTTTCAAGCTCAGTAGATACTTTACTTAAATCCACCAATCAGGCGGCGATGCGGACAAGTTTAGCACTTGGTGATGCCGCAACGAAAGATGTAGGCACGACAACTGGTTCAGTTGCCGCTGGCGACGACTCGCGAATTGCTGGTGCGGTTCAAGCAAGTCGAACCGTGAGCGCAGGAACGGGGCTTTCTGGGGGTGGCGACCTGTCCGCAAACAGGACGCTTTCCGTGAGCTTTGGAACCACAGCAGGAACTGCTTGCCAAGGTAATGACTCGCGGCTTTCGGATAGCCGCACGCCAGCGGGGGCGGCGGGCGGTGATTTGGGTGGAACGTTCCCAAACCCATCTGTGAATAAATTGCGCGGATTTACCGTTTCCAATCAAACTCCGCAAACTAACCAAGTCCTTACATGGAATGGTTCGCAATGGATTCCGTCGTATTCGTCTGACTCAAACGAAGAAATTCAGACATACCTTGCCATTGGAAATGTTGGAAGCACTTATTCCGGAGGAATTTCAGTTCCAGCGGGATATAAGTACGTCGATATTTTGGCGTGTTCTGGCGGGGGTGGCGGCGGCGCTGGTCACTTGTTTATGACCGATGTCGATAATGGAAGCCATTTTGCAGGGGGCGGCGGCGGAGGGTCAAACGGTATCGTGAGGCGAATTCAAAGAATTTATTGTTCAGGCATAGAATTCTCATACGAACTTGGCAGGGGCGGGTTGGGTGGAATCCCCAGAGAGTTCACCGGAGCAGTCGCGGAATCTTCTTCGGGTCAAGACGGCGGTTTTCTTAAATTGTGGGTCAACAACGGAAGCGGGCTTTGGAACAACGGTTCAAAGCTTGTTCAAAATCAGCAACTTTTATACATCCCCGGCGGCGCTTACGGCGGGGGCGCTGGAAATTCAAATAACGGGGGCGCTGGGTATACTCAACAAAATGGCAGACTTGACCCTAATTTTGCAGGAGGGAATGCAGGGTCGGGCCACGGTGCTCAACCGTATGTGACATCTTGGAGGGGCGCGGATTTTGCAGTAACGCATCCGGGCGGCGGTGGGGGTTCGGCGGATTCATCGACGGCGTATGATGGCGGTGCTGCTGCTGATGCAAATGAGTTTTTGCTTGATGCGGTCAATCTTATTCCGGTTGCGTTTCATGGTTACGGTTCTTACCCCGGAACGTCAAATTTTCAGGGTCCGTTTGATGCACTTCCGATAAGCTCAACGAGCCCGGGTTTGATTGAGTGCTTTTTTGGCGGCGCGGGGGGCGGGGGTGCGTTTGTTTCGTCCAGCGGAGGAACTAATCCATCCGGAAGAGGCGGGGACGGCGCTAATGGAATGCCGGGATGCGGCGGGGGCGGCGGAGGTGGTTGTGTCAGTCAAAACCCGTCGTTATACATGTCCAGAGGGGGAAGCGGAGGAAACGGCGGTCCAGCGTTTATTATGTTCACTTTTTACAAATAATGCAAAAAGTATCGAATAAAGCACTTGCCGAAGCCACAACGCTCGGCAAGCAACTGATTAGCGCAACAAGCGCAATTCAGGCGCGCCAGAATCTCGGTTTGGCGGCGGTCGCATCGTCTGGCGCGTATAGCGATTTGACGGGAACACCATCGCTTTCGACGGTTGCGACATCTGGAAGCTACAACGATTTGACCGACAAGCCATCGGGCGGCGGCGGGACTTCGTTTGGCGCGGTTTATGAGTTTTTTGAACATTTCATATCTTCATCCTCATTGGCTGGAAATATGACGGCGGCGACCAGCGGCGGACAATTCACGTCGGTAACTGTCACGGGAAATCAATTTGGCATTTTGCAATTAAGGACACTTGCAGTCGCGGCGGTTAATCAATCCGCGCGCGTTGCATCGACGGGAAATCAAATAACTTTTGGCGCGGGCGAGTTGTTTTTTTCAATTCGTTTTGCCCAAGCTTCGCCTCAATGGTTTGACGCGACGACTTTGCTCGGCGCATTTCGCGCGGGAATATTGGGGTCCATTTCCGCCGATTCAAATGGTTGCTATTTTCGCGCAAAAACAAATACGCTTGAATTTGTGCATCGAACAGGCGGTTCTGAATCAACAGTAAATATCGGAACGCTAGTTCAGAATAATTTCGTAACAGCATCGTTCAAGGTAAATGCAGCAGGGACATCTGTTCAAGTTTATTTGGATGGAGTTTTAATTACCACGGTTGCGGTAAACCTTGCTGGAATTAAGGCGTTTCAAACTGCTTTTATTTTACGGGAAGCGGCAATTGCAACTGATGTTCAGGTAAATCTTGATTTTATGGCGATGCGCTACACGCCAACGAGTCCGTTTTTTGTTGTACCATGAGAAAAGTTAGGGTTGATTTAATTGAGAATCTCGACGGAACTCCGTTTAATTACGCCGCTTTTGGCGCGACGGGTCCGGTCGGTCCCGCTGGCCCGTCTGGCTTGGCAGGACCATCTGGCGCAACGGGTCCACAGGGACCACAGGGACCGCAGGGACCGCCCGGTGTGGGCGGGGGTGGTGAAGGGGGCGTTGGCGCAACCGGACCGACAGGTCCAACGGGTTTAACCGGACCGCAGGGTCCAGCAGGGTTAACCGGACCGCAGGGTCCAGCAGGACCATCTGGCGCGCAGGGTGAAGTTGGACCACAGGGTCCAGCGGGCCAATTTGGAGGCGCGACGGGCGCGACAGGACCGAGTGGTCCATCGGGTCCGGAAGGGTCGCCGGGCGGCGCGACGGGTCCGAGCGGCGCGACGGGCGCGACGGGTCCGAGTGGCGCGACGGGACCAGAGGGACCATCGGGCTTGCAGGGGGCGCAAGGACCAGTCGGCCCGCAAGGTCCGACCGGACTTGCGGGACCGAGCGGCCCGTCTGGTCTGCAAGGGGTTGCGGGTCCAAGCGGCGTTCCCGGCACGCCCGGAGGGCCTCCCGGCCCCCCGGGAACCGAAATTTTCATTGAAGACCGTGCGCCGAACCTTAATGACTGGGAAACTGGAGTCCCCGGAGATTTATGGATTGACACTTTAACGGGAGATATTTACCAAAAAACAGACAATCCGGGCAACGGAGCGGGTTCTGGTTGGTTTTTTACAAGCCAAAATTTAAAGGGCGCAACTGGGGCGAGCGGACCCGCTGGCCCGATGGGGGTTCCGGGACCTCTCGGACCGCAGGGACCGCAGGGACCGCAGGGCGACCCCGGGCCAACGGGATTGACCGGACCGTCAGGACCGAGTGGGCCAAAGGGAATTGACGGCGCAAAAGGCGAGCCGGGGGACGCTGGCGGGCCAGCGGGTCCGAGCGGCCCCCCGGGGCCAGCAGGTCCGGAAGGTCCAGCGGGGAGAGATGGCGCGGCGGGCGCGGCGGGGGAACCCGGAGCAACTGGTGCGACAGGTCCAACCGGAGCAGACGGCGCAACCGGAGCGCCCGGCGCAACCGGAGCGCCCGGCGCTGGCCTAAGCCCGGCAGGGGGGTTCCCGGGCAACCCAAATTCTATTGCGGGGTGGCTACAAGGACCGGGCGGGGTGTTCGTTCCCTATTACAATTAACTTGGCAAGACTGCTCCAGCAAGGGCAGTCTTGCGCCCCCATGATTACCCTGCATTGTTTAAGCGTTCCTCATACAAAAACAACACGCGAATATAGTGCGTGTGCGTTTACCCAAAAGGTTCTGAAATTCCTTGAAATGTTCAAGGATTCCAAGGAATACAGAACGGTTCATTACGGTCATCCGGATTCGCAAACTGCAGCACATGAACAAGTTGATGTTTTAAGTAACGGAATTCTCGACCAGACATACGGCGGGCACGATTGGAAAAAAAATCAATTTAAGTTTTCATCCGACGATTTAGCGCATCAGGTCTACAATCTCGTAGCTGGGGATTTAATTAAAAAACGCAAGCAAAAGGGCGATTTTGTTTTGGCATTCTGGGGCGGAACTAGGCGCGCCACGGAAATCGCAAATGCTGACAATGACTTGGTTGTTGTTGAGCCGGGTATTGGGTCGGGGACTGCGTTTGCTCCATTCAGATGTTACGAAAGTTACCCTTTACTTTCGGCGCATCACGGAGTTGAGGGCGTGTCATTTTGCCGACCAAAGTGGTCGTGGCGCGTTGTTCCAAATTATTTTGATTTGCGCGATTTCGACGCAAACACGCAACGCGAGGATTTTGCCGTTTACGTTGGTCGAATCGGTGAAAACAAAGGACTGCACATAGCCATTGACGCATGCGCGCGCGCGGGAATTCGATTGAAAATTGCGGGGCAGGGTGGACCAGAATCTCTCGGCATGTCCAAATTTCCAGACCATTGCGAATTCATTGGCTACGTTGGAATTGAAGAGCGCAAGCAACTTTTCGCGCGCGCGCGATTCGGCTTTCTACTTTCGCAATACTGGGAGCCATTTGGGGGGACTGCCGTCGAAATGATGCTTTCGGGATGCGTTCCCATCACCACGGATTTCGGCGCAATGACGGAATATGTGGTGGATGGAGTCAATGGATTCCGCATTATGTCGATGCGCGATATACTATTTGCAATCAACAACATACACAAAATTGACAAAAATGCGATGATTGCATTTGCCAAAGAAAACTTTTCGCTTTCTTCGGTAAAGCGGAAATTTGAAAGGGCTTTTTCAGATTTCACCGAAACCAAATTCGGGGATGGATGGTACGGCAACGCGCCATCTCGGTGGACGACGGGCTATGGGTTAGACTACTCTGCACTTGGAGTGCCGAACTTAAATAACGCTTACACAGAAAAAGCATGAAATACCTAACAGACAGACTTGAGGAAGCTTCAACGTGGCGAGGAATTATCGCCCTTTTAACCATTTTTGGAATTCGCTTTTCGCCTGACCAAGCGGACACGGTTGCGACGGCGGGCGTTTCACTTTATGCGGCAATCAACATTTTCAGAAAAGAAAAATGATTGCCGAAATAAACGTTGAGCCATTGGTGAATAACATCGTTGCCCAAGGCCCGCTGGCGTGCGCTATGGCGGCGGCAATTCTTTATTTGGCAAAGAAAATAAAGGAATGCGAACTTGACAGGAACAAGTTGTGGGACCGAGTTGCGGACTTGGCAGAGAAAATAGGGGAATCAAGACACCATTAAAATGCTTACAGATGAAGGGCTTGCGTTAATTCTTGAATTTGAGGTTGGGGGCGGAAAGGAGTATTACAATAAATTCCTATCTCGACCGACTTGGCCCGGTTACTCGTCGGGGGTGACGATTGGCATCGGATGGGACTGCGGATACAACACAATTCCGCAATTGCATGAAGCGTGGGGCGGAGTCCTTTGTGATTCATCGATTTCCGCATTATCGCTTGCTATTGGAAAAACGGGCGTTTCAGCGAGCGAATACCTAAAATCTAGCGCATTGCGCGAAATTGAAGTTCCTTGGGACAAGGCGCTTGCTGTCTTTCTTCGTGTAACCGTTCCTGCGTTTTACCTGAAAACATTGCGAGCATACCCGCAAGCAGAGCACTTGCCAGAGCAATGCCGTGATGCGCTTATTTCATTGGTTTTCAATAGGGGCGTGGACATGAACGGCGAGCGCCGAATTGAGATGGCGCAGATTCGCAATTGTTTGCGGGAAAATCGAATTTCTGATATTCCAGCGGCAATTCGCTCAATGAAAAGACTTTGGCCCGACGCTCGCAACCCTAACAAGGAAACGGGATTGCAAAGACGGCGCGGCGCGGAAGCTTCTCTTTTTGAGCGGTTTATCAAAAATGGAACCCGTAACGGAATTTGACATTGCGGCGGAACTTGATGAGCAATGGCAAATCATTGCCGATGAGTTTGGTGTAAACGAAAAAACCGCCCGACGCATTGAGGCGTGGGCGGATAAACGGGCGTTGTCGGGCCGCGAGGAAACATCCGCCAACGCTCAATTGCTGCATCGCTTTGTTTGTTGGCTATTGGCGGGGGGCGATGTTCGCTTGAAAACTGTTGCAATGGTCTTTGCGGCAGGGCTTAACAATCTCCACGGGTGGGAAAGCATGTCGCATGCCGCAGAAGAATTAGGTTGTTCAAGACAGGCAATTGACAAATTGGTTCTTGAAATTCAAGCGTGGCTCGCGTTACCAGCGAATGAATGGAATAGAAGCAGCTACGCAAGAGACAGTTACGCACAATCTAGACAGGTATTTTTATCGCCAGAATCGCTTGCCTTGAAGTTTCGGAGATGGCGCACTCGCGTTTCTCCTGAGAGATGGAATCTCTCCGAGCTATCAATTGTCATCCAAACACTCTCTGAAATCGTCTCGTTTTCTGATTTTTTGAAGCAGCAAAAAACAGAAAAACAGTCTGAATGCCAATGACTTACGGCATTCGATAAAAAAACACATTGACGTTTTTTGCGGGTTCGTTGAATGTTTGTTTCGCCAAGCGGCAAAACAAACATGAACAACACAATCGACATCGGAACATTGCAGGAACTCCACAAGGCGGCGGATATTCTCGCCTCTCTTGACGGGAAAAGAATTGAAACCCCCCACGGCATTTTGACGTTTGTCAAAAGTGCGGGGTGCAACGCTTGCGGGGCGGAAAAACCCGTGGTCAGAGGTCAACGATTCTGTCTTCCTTGCGGGTCAAAGCGGAAGGCGGAGAACGCTAAAGCGGCAATGGACAGATTGCTTGCAAAGCGCCGTCAGGCAACGCTTGAGCGGAAGTTGGCGAAGGCGGCGGCAAAGGCGGCGGCGGAGACTGACGTTGACGTAAAAAATGAAGAAACCGTATGAGGGGCATCGCAATCGACCCGGGGAAATCTGGGGGCATAGCGGTCATCACGCCTGACAAAATTCAGGCATATTCAATGCCTGAAACCGAACGGGACATCGTGTCGGTGTTGACCGAACTCCGAAAGGAAACTTTGGTTGCTTATATCGAAGATGTGCCAAAAGCAATTTTCGGCGCGGGGGCGAGTGCTCTTGCCGTGCTGCACCGGAATTGCGGTTTGATTGAGGGGGCGCTTTTGGTTCTGAAATTCACCATCATTCGCGTTCCGCCCAAGAAATGGCAGAAAGCGGTGGGGATGGCGAAGGGCAAGCTCCCTCAGAGGGCGTGGAAGTTGAAGTTGAAGGGGGAGGCGCAAAGGCGTTTCCCGCAAGTTGAAAACGTGAACCTTGAGACGGCAGATGCCCTGCTTATTTTGGCGGCGGCAATATCAGGAAACCTAAATGAAATGTAATATGGAATTAAGTTTATACGAAAAGATTCAAGACCCCGTGGCGGCAGCAATCTCGCTGGGTCAAGCGATTGCAGAGTCTGGGTTGTTTGGTTGCTCGAAAACCGAGCAGGGTGTGGTGCTGGCGATGCAATCGCTCGCGACGGGTCGCCCGTTGCTTGAGATAGCGCAGACATACCACATTATCGACGGAAAGCTGTCGATGCGCTCAGATGTCATGCTGGCCCGCTTTTTAAGCGGGGGCGGAAAGGTCATTTGGAAAGAGCGCACCTCTGAAGCGGTCAGCGCACTCTTCAAGTATCGCGACAACGAACTGGTGTTTTCCGCAACCATTGAGGAATTCAAGCGGAATGAGGTTGCCTTGCGAAGCGACGGGCAGATGAAAAAAACGTGGCGGACTCATCCGCGCCAGATGCTCACAGCTAGGGTTATTTCCGAAGCCGTGCGGTTACTCGCGCCAGAGTTGGTGTGCGGGTTTTACTCGCCAGAAGAGGTGGCAGATTTCGACGGGGATAGTGAATCCGTTAAGGCGCTTGTCGGGAAAACCGTTGAGGCTTTAGTTGAAAAAACAATTGACGCAAGCGTTGTCGATGACGCGCCCCCGCCAGTTGAGGATTGGAAATGTCTAGGCGACAAGCAAGATTTGGCAATCAGGTACTTCATCGAGAAAGGCTTGTTGAAGGAGGGTCAAACGCTGGAAAATCTTCCAGCGAAAGTGAAACAGGACATTCGGAAGAGGACATCCGCTCTTCTGAAGGCATTGGAACAACTGGATGATGTAAAGTTGTAATATGAGCAAATTCGTAGTAAATCGCGCAGAGGGGGCTTCCTTGTACATCGAGGAACCCGGCAACTATAATGTAGCCATTTCCATTAAGGAGTTTAATTTAACTCCGAACGGGGATGTGTGCGCCGTCCTTCGCCTTACGGCAGACGACGGGCGCGCGATAACGGACCGCATTATCAACAAGAGTTCAGTATTCTGGCGCATTCAGCAACTCATCGCGGCGGCGCAGTTGCCAATTGAAGATGGCGTTGAGTTCGATTTCTCAAAAAGCGACAACTTCCGTTCGTTCATGGCGGCATTTGAGGGGCGCGGGTGCGCCATTGCCGTCGTGAGAGAGACGTACCAGTCTAACGGCGAGCAGAAGAGCGGACTGAAAGTCAGGCGTTACTTTGCCGAGATTGAAACTGAAACGGCATTCTAACGGAATCTCGCGCCCTCAAGGAATCTTGGGGGCGCGGGGCGCATGCAATGAAAATTATGAATGTGTACAAAATGATAAGCGACCTTATGGAAAAAAACGAAAAACTCAAAAATCAGGCAAAATTTGATGAGCTTCGGACATTGATTGTCCGATGGTCAATGGACCGTCAAATTATTCAGAATTCCACAGTTTCGGCTCAGACGCTCAAAGCGGTGTCCGAAATGGGGGAGCTTGCCGATGCTGTTGCAAAAGACGACACGGCAGGAATGGTTGATGCGATTGGCGATGTGCTCGTTTGCCTGATAAATGTTTGCGAAATAAGAAAACTGGATATTGTCGATTGCCTTGAATCTGCGTATGAGGAAATCAAATTCAGAAAGGGAACGCTCCTTGAAAGCGGTGTTTTTATAAAAGAATGATATGGATGATGAGCTAAAAACAGATATGGAATCTTTCGCGGATTATATTTTGAAAAAATATAACGGAAATGCCATTACAATCGCATACGAAACTGCTGGTGGCATTCAAGTCCACTCGTCGAGCGGGGACCATTTTCAGTCTTTGCAGGGGGCGGCGGCAGCAATTCTTATGTCGGCGGAAGACCGCGCGCCGAAAAACATTCCCAAAAAGGGACCGGGGATAAGATTTCATGGTGAAAACTAATGACTCAGAGGACGGGTTTGGCGACCTAGAACCCGTTGACGTTGAATTTGAACCCGTTTCACTGGTCCATGTCGGAAATGGAAAATGGGTGAAACTTAGCGATGTGAAATTCTTGGACATCGAAGAGGATATGCAGGGGTATGACCTTGCAACCTTTATTTACAACGACCAAATAATGCAGTCAAAAATAACAACAACACTATTTCAAAAATGAATTCAAAAGTGGAAATTGTTGCCCCCGTTTGGGGGCAGTTTAGCCAACCGGGATGTTACGGAAACTGGGACTTTTGCGCCAAAGGAATTGAGTGCAGGGCAGATGCGGAGGGGGCAATGGTCTATGTATTAGGGGAAACAAAAATACTCGCGTATTGCATAGAGGGTGCGATGGATGTGCTTAACGAGCAAACTATTGCAACAAAAGAAAAAGAAATAAAAGATTTAACACGCGAGTTATACTCGTTGCAAAATCAAGTATACGAAATTGAAGCGGAGATTGAAGAAACCGAAGATGAAATTGGCAAACTAGCCCAAGAGGTTAGGGAGTTGCGGTTGCAAATGAAGCAATTCCAAACCGCCGAGACGGTTGCAGAAAACCCAAATCAAATACATTTATTTTGATGAATAGTGATAAAATCAACGCGGTCATCTCTGAACTGTACGGGTGGCAAGCTGACTACTGCAATGATTTGAACGCAATGCATGAAGCGGAAAATTTCCTTAAGGCAAACCAATACATGGTTTACGCTAACATTTTAGATTCCATAGAGGGGTCTTTATTTGGCATACGCGCCACCGCACGGCAACGCGCCGAAGCGTTTCTGCGGGTGATGGGAAAATGGGAGGAGGTGCAGCCGTGAGTGAGGTTTGGGCGCATGTTGTTCAGCCCTCGTTGGGATGTACCGCAGCAACTCCACCTCCCCATACGCGGGTGGTTGATGTGAGCGATGAACCTCGATGCCGTTGCGGAAACGTCATGGAATGGAGAGGCGCAGATTGGTTTTGCGCCGACTGCGACCCGCCGAGCGACGGTCTTTTGCGCGGCGTGATGCAAGTTGATGCGCTTTGCCGATTGGTGGGGGCGCGTAAAAGCGGCGACCAGAAAACCGCAGAGGTTGCGATGCGTATGTTGCAGGCGATTACTAAAAATAAAAACAAATCAAAAAAACTAAATGACGAGAAAACAAATTGAAGATATGTGCGAAGAAAACGGAATTTCTCTTTTACTAGCAGATGGATTGGACTCTGCTTTTATTGGCTACTATGAGGGCGATTTGGACATTGGACCTCCACCTCGCGCCGTTTACGACAAACGGGCGTGCGTTCAATGCCTAGTGGATGACGGAATGGATGAATCTGATGCAATTGAATATCTGGAATTCAATACATTTTCCGCTTGGGTTGGGCCGCAAACTCCAATTTTTATAAACACTTTTAACGCATGAACGAACAACAGGAAAGCGTCGATAGCCCAGAGCACTACAACAAGCATCCCAGCGGAATTGAATGTATAACTATAGCTGAAGGATTTAACTTTAATCTTGGCAACGTGATTAAATACATATGGCGCGCGGGATTAAAAGGGGATGCCAATACGGATTTGCGAAAGGCGCGAAAGTATCTACAACGTGAAATTGACCGTCTTGAAATGATTAAATTAAAATCCAATGTTTGATTTGCGCGATTATCAAAAAAAGGCTAGTGAGGGAATTTTGCGCGCATGGGAGACAGTCGATTCGACACTTGCTGTTTTGCCGACCGGCGCTGGCAAAACAGTTGTTTTCGCTGATGTTATCAAAAAGCGAGAAAACTTAGGCCGGGCTTTGGTTTTAGCTCACCGGAAAGAACTCATCGGGCAAGCGGCGGATAAAATTTTTGCCGTCACGGGGATTGAGCCTGAAATTGAGATGGGGGCGCAAAAATCTAGCGGGGGCAATGTCGTTTGCGCTTCGGTTCAAACAATTGACTCTAGGTGGGAAGGGGGAGCTTTTTCGACAATCATCATCGATGAAGCGCACCATGCTGTCAGTGACCAATTCTTGAGGGTTGTGAAATCGGTTTCTGGGCCAAACACCAAAATTTTAGGGGTGACGGCAACGCCAGACCGTGCTGACAAAAAAAACATCGGTTCGTTTTTCCAGAGTTTGGCATACGAAACGAACCTGCTCGAAATGATTCGCGATGGATATTTGTCTCCAATTTCCGTTGTGCCGTGTCCTGTCGGAATCGATTTGTCGCGATTGACAAAATCTGGCGGAGATTTTACGGCACACTCATGCGAATTTGCGCTTTGGCCGAATTTGGAAAAAGTTGCGACGGAGTTAATGCGTGTCGCTTCTGACAGAAAAACAATTGCATTTTTACCGCTAGTGCGAACATCGATGGCGTTTTGCGAAATGCTTAAAAAAATAGGGTTTAACGCAATTCACATCGACGGCTCAATGAATGATGCGTTTCGTGGTGAGCTATTGCAGAGGTTCAAGGATTCGGGGGCGGGGTCCATTCTGTGCAATTCCATGTTGCTGACCGAAGGTTTTGACGAACCGTCGATTGATTGCGTTGCCGTTCTCAGGCCAACGATGTCGCGCCCCCTCTACTCGCAAATGATTGGCCGGGGAACGCGCCTATCGCCCGGAAAAAACAACCTGCTCGTTCCGGACTTTCTGTGGATGACTGGCAAGCACTCTCTAATCCGACCTTGCAATCTGTTAGCAAAAGATGCTGCGGAAGCAAAAAGGATGAATGAAATTGTTGAAAGCGCAACGGAAGAACTTTCGTTCGATGATATAAGTTCTTCATCCGACGAGGTTAAAGCGCAACGTGAAGAGGCGCTGAGAAAGGCTTTGGCGGCAGCATCGAAAAACCAAAACATGGTGAGTCGCAAAAATCTCGACCCAATTTCCTTTTGCTTGGACGTTGGCGCAGTCGATGCTGCAAACTACGCCCCCAGTCCAGCAAATCGATGGCAAAGTGAGCCTCCAACTCAAAAGCAAATTTCTGCGATTCAGAAGTTTAGAATATCAACGGAAAATATAAAAAGCAAAGGTCACGCTTCAAAAATTCTGGATGTTCTGATGTCACGGGCCAAGCTTAACTTGGCAACTCCGAAACAAATTGAGCTTTTGAAAAAATTGGGGCACGAAAACCCCTTTGAGGCAACGAGGTACGAAGCTCAGGTTTTTATCAGCGCAAACATATAACTTAAAAAAATATTAAATGACAAACTATGACCGGGCGTTGGCGTATGTAGCCAAGATTCCGGGTGCTGTGAGCGGTCAAGGCGGGCACGCGGCGACATACAATGTGGCGCGCATTTTGGCGCACGATTTCGCACTCGACGAATCGGAGGCATTGGACATTTTTCAACGGTGGAACGCGACATGCGCGCCCCCGTGGAGCGAAAAAGATTTGCGCTACAAACTTAATCAGGCGTTGCAAAAACCGCACTCGCTTGAGAGAGGCAACAAACTCACGGAATCTGGAGGGGGGCGCAAAATCTCGCCCCCCAATGCGTCCAACGTCAGCGCGACAGGCAAATTCGTTTATCGCGCGGGGGCGGAGATTCCAGCGAAAATCGAGCTTCCCGATGGGCGTGAGCAGACAAAGAAGTTTCTTCAGTCAACATTTTTGGCGGGAGAAACGATTTGCATTTGTTTTCAAAGCATCGAGGGGGCGGATGGCAAATTTCGACCGGGGTCGAACGGCACGTTTCAGAAGCTGGAATGGTGGCTAGAGAAAATTGACGAGGGAATCGTTAATGAAAAATCTGACGCTGGTCGGTGGATTCGGATAAATCCGTACAAGGAGGGGGCGCGCGACGGGAGTGATGCGAACGTTGAATCGTTTCGGCATGTTTTGGTTGAATTCGATTCATTGCCAGAAACCCAGCAGATTGAAATTTTACATCAATCAAAGCTGCCGATTTCGGCAATTGTTTCGTCCGGAGGAAAATCGGTACACGCATGGGTTCGTGTCGATGCGCCAGACAAACGGGTGTGGGAGGCGCGGCGCGATGCCATTTACGAGTATTTGTCAGACTACAAACCCGACCCCGCCAACAAAAATCTCGGACGGTATTCAAGGCTTGCGGGGTGCGCGCGGGGCGCAAACATGCAGGAACTTGTTTCCGCGCGCGTCGGCATTGAAACGTGGGAGGCGTGGGAAATCTGGCGCAAGACATCGGATTTGCCGCAGGGACTCACTTATCAGCAAATTCGGGAGGTCCAGACAAATCCGGACCCCACTTGCCTTTTTGGCAATCGTTGGCTTTGCGAAGGCGGGTCGATGGTGCTTGTGGGGCCATCCGGAGTGGGCAAATCGACGCTGACGCTACAATTCGCGACGGCATGGGCGGTCGGCATGCCGATATTCGGAATCTCGCCCCAGAAAGGCCCGCGCAAAGTTGGGTTGATACAGGCTGAGAATGACCTAGGGGATGTCAAGGAGGGCATGGACGGTGCGGTTATGTGGCTTTGCAAACAAAAGGCAGCAAGCGCAGATACCGCCGCGCACTTGAAGAAAAACTTAATTTTCTTTCGCGAATCGAGCAAAACTGGGGCGGAATTTTTGGCAATCCTCAGAACTTTGATTAAAGAGTATGCGCTTGATGTGGTGTTCATCGACCCGTTTTTAGCATTTTATGGGGATGATGTTAATGACCAAAAAAGCATGTCAACTTATTTAAGAAATGGACTCCAGCCGATTATTGAGGAAACGAAGGTTCTAGTTGTTTTTATTCATCATACGGCGAAACCGAAAGAGCGCGGGAATCACACAAACGAACTGGCGTATTCGGGGGCGGGGAGTAGCGATTTGACGAACTGGGCACGGGAAATTGCCGTACTCAGCCGCGATTCCGAGGATTCGGCTTTTTTGCTGACGCTCTGCAAACGGGGGCGGCGTGCTGGCATGTTGAACGCTAAACGGGCGGAAACGCACCAAATCCGCATTGAGCACTCGCCAGAGGGCATGTTTTGGGATTATGCGCCCGAAAAGGCGGAAAGTGATGATAAGAAGGTTTTTAAGCCGAAATTTAAGAGCAATCCGCCGCGCAAGGGGCGCAGAGATGATGAATAGAAATTGAATTGTTGATAGCAATGAAAATGGAACAGAATTCGGAGTATGGCGCGGAGTGTGGCAGTAGCAATGGCGCAAAACGTTGCTCGGATAGTACCTATAATTACCCTTACTCTCCCCCCTTGGGGGGAGAGAGTAAGGGGGAGGAATTGCATTCCTCGCACCTCGCACAAAGCGAGTGCGATGCAATCCCTCCGGAATCTCGCGCGGGGGGCGAAAAATCTCGCGCGTGGGGTAGCATGACGCTCAGGCAAGTTTACGGGAATATGCCGGAATTGAGCCATAACGGGGGCGGGAAGGGGTCTGAAGTCATTCGCTGGATAGCGGACACCGGAAGCCTCAATTTCGAGGCAGCATTGGCCCGTTTTGGCGTTCTTCGGCGGATGTCAATTCTTGTTTTTGATAAAGACACCAGAAAATGGATTGGTTGCAACGCGCATAAAAGCCACGCGCTGAAAGAGAAGTGCATTATCTCGCGGGTGACGAAGGTCGCGAAAAATGCAGGAAGGGGGGCGCTGGCGAATCTTGAGGGGGTTATCGCAAATCTTGAGGGGGGTATGCTGCAAATTATTGAACGCTTAGAACGAATTGAGCGATTGCTTGAAAATAAAAGCGGGGGCGCTGACAAAATATCAACACCCCCGCTTGCTGATGAGGTTGCTAAGTTTGGTGAATATTTCTAGTCTTTTTTATTTTTAAATAACTCTTTAATTAATAGAATTGCAATTATTGTAAACGTAAGTTTTTTTTAAAAAAGTTGAACTGAAAGCTGAGTAGGAGTCCGAAATCTAGAGGGGGGTCTGGAATCTAGAGGGGGGTCTGGAATCTAGAGGGGGGGGTGTATATATGTGCGCGTGCGCGTGCGCGTGCGCGTGCGCGTGCGCGTGGGCGCGTGCGCGTGCGCGTGCGCGTGGGTGCGTGCGCGTGCGCGTGCGCGTGGGTACGTGCGCGTGCGTGGGTGCGTGCGTGGGTGCGTGCGTGGGTGCGTGGGTGCGTGCGCGTGGGTGCGTGCGTGGGTGCGTGGGTGCGTGGGTGCGTGGGTGCGTGCGTGGGTGCGTGCGTGGGTGCGTGGGTGCGTGGGTGCGTGGGTGCGTG